CGAAGCTGTATGCCGCGCTTTTCACGCAAAAGAAAAGCCCGCTTGCGCGGGCTTCGCTTTCCGACTCCACGGCTGGGCCGGCATGCGCCGGTCCAGCCGCTTCGATTGGTGCCCAAGAGGGGAAGCTACCCTTCCACTCCTTTAATAGTGTGTGGCTGCCATTTCGTGCTAATGCCTTGTCTCAGTTGGCGCGACGGGATTTCAGCATTCTGCAAGGGTCTGTGGATAACCGACCTTTCCTGACCCCCATTACGCCAGAATCTACGCCAACCTACCCACATGCCGTCCTACCGTCGTCGCGGTGCGACCTGGCGGGCCGAACTCTACAAGGACGGCACGCGCGAGTCCCGCACCTTCCCCACCAAACAGGCTGCCGTGGCCTGGGCCACCCAGCGCGAAGCCGAGTTGGTGGGCGAACGCCTGCCAGATCATACCCTGAAGCGAGCACTGCGCCGGTTTGCCGAGGAAATCAGCCCGAAGCGGAAGGGTGCCCGATGGGAGATTGCCCGCCTGGGCATGCTGGAACGAGACCCGCTGGCGGCAAGAAAGCTCATCACTATCAGTCGGACTGACGTGGCCGAACTGCGGGACAGGCGTCTTAAGTCTGTCTCTGGGGCGTCCGTCCGGCGCGAGCTGAACCTACTGATTGCGGTCCTGGAGCAGTGCGCCGGGGACTGGGGCTGGCTGCGGGTCAATCCGGCCCGGGGGGTGAAGAGGCCAGAAAGCCCGCCGCCCCGCCGTCGGCGAGTTTCGCAGGACGAGATTGACCGGGTTACCCTGGCCCTCGGCCTGACAGGCCTTGAGACGGCCACGGCAGCCCAGCGCACCGGGCTGGCCTTCCTGTTCGCGATCGAGACCGCCATGCGGGCGGGCGAAATCCTAGGCTTGAAGTGGTCTGACATTGGACTGAAGTCTGCCCGTTTGCCAGAAACGAAGAATGGGGACACGCGGGTGGTGCCGCTGTCGGCCCGGGCACGGGAGATTCTGGGAGCCCTGTCGCCAGAGACGGAAACCTGCTTCGACCTAGATGCAGGCACCCGGGACGTGTTGTGGCGCCGCGCGGTGAAGGCAGCCGACGTCCCGGACCTTCACTTTCACGACAGCCGAGCAGAGGCCATCTGGCGGCTATCAAAGAAGTTGGACGTCATGGAGCTGGCCCGGATGATCGGCCACCGGGACATCCGCAGCCTCATGTTCTACTACAACGCGGATCCGGACGAACTGGCGGACAGGCTTTAACCTACCTCCGCCGCTTCCGCCGCCGCGGGTACTGGGGCTCGGCCGGCGTCTGGCCGGTCTGCCTCAGATGCGCGAACTCCAGACTGGGCCGGTCGCACCGCTCCCGAATCTCCACCTCCCACTTTCTGGCCCACGCCTCCATGTACCGCAGGCAGGCCTCCTCGTCAGGGCAGAACACGAAGCGAGGTGGCTTTCTGGGAGCCAGGCAGATGCGCCACGGCGCGCCAGGCTCATCCCGCGCAGGGCACGCCGTCGCCACCACCTCATCGCCCACGCGCAGGCAGGGGCCGTCTACGTAGGGTTCGAATCGGAAGCCGTCGGGGAGCATGCGGGAAGGCTACGTCCGCGCCTTCCGGCCGGCTAGGTGAAAGGCTGAACCGCCTAACTCGTCGGCAGCGGGAACGAAGGCGGCATGAAGTTGCTGGCCCCATAGCCTCCACTGCTGCCCTTCGTGACGCGAACACCCCGAATCTTGCCGGCGAAGGCGCTGGACGACAGGTCAGATTCGGCGCCGATGACAGTCGCGATATTCCTGGCTGCCAAGGAGTTGACTCCAATGGAATACGGAGTCCCCACAACCCCGTTCACCGCGCAGTAGATGCTACCCCCGTTGCGATAGCCGGCAAGATGCACGGAGCTCCCCGTAGGAATGGTCCCTGCCGACACGTTGCGGAAGTTGGAGTCATAGAAGTGGAACGTCAGGGCGCCCGACGCATTCACGACCAACAGCCATGAGGGTGCGGCCGCTGTCCATTTGGCAACGACGGCGTCCGCCGCAGGGGGCGCCGAAGCAATCTCCACGAAAGCTTCCACGCAGAAGTCACCGCTACCGAAGTCGAACGCCGTGCTATTCGGTGTCTGGAGGTAATCCCCCGTCCCGTCGAGATTGAGCCAGCCGCCGCTTACCGCCGCATTGCCTCCAGCTGTCCAGGTACGTTTCGGGTCGCTTAGGTTGACATCAAGGTTGGCAATGGTGACGCGGAAAGCGGCGTACGGGTCAGTAGAGCTGGCGGATGCAATCAGCGCCTGCTGAACACTCACGAGAGGTTTACCCCAGAGATGACCCAGCGGGTGGATGCGACTTTGACAGCGGTGGCGATGCCGCTTGGCGCAAGGGTGCGGCTTCCCGTTGCGCCAGAACCCATCAAAACCAGCGTGTCCGTGGTGATGGCGATGGTGATTGCACCTGCGCTTGTATCGTTCACGAAGGTCACCGCCGTGCCGATGGGGAATGCAACCGTCGCGTTCGCGGGAATGGTCCAGGTGCGCGCCGTGGTGTCGGCGGACGGGTGATAGATGTGCTTGCCCGCGTCGGACAGGACCAGCGAATAGGCGGCTGACTGGCTGTTCTGGGGAATAGAGCGAACCTCCGCAATCGTCGCGCCGCCATCTTCAATCAGCTTGCCGGTGGTTCCGTCAAACGTGGCGATGTTTCCATCGACTGCGCTGGCAGGCCCAACTACATCTCCGGTAGATGCGGGTACCAGGTCGGCGATGTCCTGGGTTGTACATTTGCGAGGCTCGCCGGTCGCCAGTTCCAGCTCCAGCAATTCCGTTCCGGCGAGTGGAGTCGTGGCCGCAGTTAGGTCGCTAATTCGCTTCAATGCCATCAATAGGTCACTCTCAAGTTGCCGTCGCCGTCGATTCGGGCGTCACCATTGCCATCAATACGCTGGAATAGCTGCGGGGGTGGGTTGGGAATAGGGAAGAATCCCTTCACGCCCGCCTCGTCCGTGCCGTAGTAGTGGGCCGGGTCGGGAAGCGCAACATCACCGTCCAGCAGGATTTGAATTATCCCGCCAGCAATAGAGCCCTCGGTGACGACCGAGGCAAGCCCCTGAATAGTGGCGCTTCCGGCCGCCTCCAGCGCGTCCAGGCGCTCAAGAATCCCGCTGATGTCCACACTGTTCCCGTTGGCCTGCTGCACGAAGCGCAACAGGTCGCGGAAGAACTTGAAAAACTCAACCGGTAGCGGCCTCCCCTGTGCATCACGCCACGCGTGATTGCCGGGCAAGCTGGGTGAATCAGGCATCGATGACGCCCTCAGCCTTCCAGCGGAACGTGGGCGGGGTTGTGATGTTGCCGCCTGCCGAATTGCCCTCGGCCACGTCGAACACCGCCGTGAATCCTGCCGAGGTCGGGTCTCCGTTGGTGCGGGGAACGAAGGGGCCGCTCCCCTGCGCATTGGTCGGGGTGATGGTTACGAACGGAGTCGTCCCGGCCTTGAACGACGTGGCGAAGTTGACGGCCACGCTCGTGGACGTGGTGCCCGATATCGGCGCCGTGCCGCTGCCGTACAGCTCCATCTTCTTGAGCGAGCCGCCCCCGCCAATGACCACCTTGTCGGCGGCCACGGTGATGTCCGGCTCGGGGGCGTCCGGGATGGGCTGGGTGATGTAGCCGTCTCCAGTCGAGTTGACCACGACCATTTCCCCGGCCGAGCCGGTGGGGTCAGGCATCTCCCGCACGGTGTCGTAGACGAGAATCGACCCATTGGACTTCAGCACCTTCCCGTCCTGCCCGGAAGGGTCCGGTATGGCTGCGCCCGGTGCCACTTCGGGCACTATGTCGCGGGTCCAAACGGTGTTCGCGTCCTGGTCCTTCAGGACCGCCGTGTACTCCCCGTCCAGCCAAACTTCAACCTCCAGCCGTCCATCCACCCCAATCGGAACGGGGTTGGGATTGGGTGTGGTAAGGTCGCGGTCAGCGTACGTGGGTTTCGGCGTCGTGGTCTGGTAGTCGTAAAACTGAACAGACCCGCCCGCTGCGGTCTCGGTGCCCAATAGATTGATGAGCGGACCATCCGGGTCCACAAAACGGTAACTCATCGACAGTCCTTGTCAGTGATGCCTCATCCGTGAGGCGATGGAACGACTATGAAGTCCTACGTGATTGCAGCCTTCATCCTTCCCTTTGTCTTATCGGCGAAGGAAGCGATTGAGCGCTGGTGGGATAAGCGGCAGGCCGGGAAGGCTAAAGACCCGCTATTTACTGTCGCGACGCTTGCGCCGCCCCCGCTGCTCAGTCATGACCGGAGTGACGGAAACGCCAGCAGCGGGAGCAGTCCGAGCAAGCGCACGGGCACCTGACGCGACGGGTTGCCGACCAAGCAAGCGCGCTGCCAATGGGCTATTGAGCGCGCGACCAGCGGCAGCCCCGCCAAGCAGCAAGCCGGCTAGCCCAGGAAGAGCTGCGGGACCGCCAGTGATTCCGCCTCCAGTCATCAGGGTGGCAGCAATAGCCCGCCCCGGAGTTCCGCTATCTGGGATGCTGTCCTTCAGGATAGTCTGACCCAGCCTTCCAAGCTCTCGCATCTCTGGTGTGCTGCCCTTGCGAATTGCGGGCCAGACGGCAGACGGTTTTACGTCACCACCCGCTCCGGCCACTTGCTTCAGAAGGTTCTCAGTCACGCGAAGATTCGCCCACTGCCCCCGAATGGTCCGAAGAAGTGCTGAATCCTCTGGTCCTACAGCAGTTGCTGCAATGTCGTCCAAGGTCTTGCGTAGCTCACTGACAGCCGCACCAACCTTATCGGGCCCCTCCGCCTTCATGATCTGAGTGCGCAATGCTTGGTACTTTTGCCCAGTCAACGCGCCGAAATCATTCAACTCGTTGAGGATGCTGTCCATCTGGTTTCGAACAATCTCACGCTCATCACTGGTCAAGCGTTTTCCGACGTCGGTCTCAACGCCAACCAGCCGACGAAGTCCTGCCTCACCCACGGCTACGTCGTTCCGGTTGTAAATATCCTCGAACTGATTGCTCAGTCGCTTCCGCGCACCCTTCATTACGTCGTCAGTCAACTGGTCAGCTTCGGCCCCAAAGGTACGGCCTACGGCGCGATTGAATGCCGCTTGTTGATTCTGAGCGGCTCGTCCAGCTCCTGAGAAGGGAAGGTAGCGGGCCATCGACCCCGCTGCGCGGACAGGAAGAGACTGGCTCAACTGGGTGATGTGGAGGGGAATCCCCTGTTGGCGCGCGAACTCAATTGAGCGTTGACGGATAGGGTCTACGCGTGACGCGATACCGCGCGCAAGCGCTCCAGCACCTTCTCCAACAGCCTGACCAAGGGCGCCAGCGAGGCCGCCAATGGCGGCATTCGCACCCCGACTTTCACCGTCGGCGATGGGCTGAATGCCTCCGTAGGAAGCCCCTAGCGCTGAATTGGCTGCGATACGCCCAGGCAGACTTGTCACGCGCGACACCGCGCCGCCCGGGACCAGCATCAGGCCAACATCCCCCGCCACCTCACCCACTTTGTAGGCGGTGTCGTCGGCCATGTGCGCGCTGCGCTCGCGCTCGCGCTGCACACCAGCCTCATCGGTCAGCCCTGCAAGCTGCCCAATCCCAGTTGCCAGGGCGTTGATGCGCGACCCAGCACCGGCAGCAACGCGTGCGATGGCCGGAGCATCCTGAAACGCCGCTCGCCGGCCTGCCATGACGTTCTGGTTGACCTGCTGGGCAATCTCCGCTTCAGTACCCGGCCCGCGAAGCTGTTGCATATTCCTGCGGAATTCTTCCGCAGAAACGCCAGGAACCCCAAGCGGGCCATAGTCTGGCTCACCTTCCGTGCTGGATACCCTAGCCGTCACCCCAGAGAAGTCTGCCTTGGCGGGCTGTGCAGTGCGAAGGCGGCGGATTTCGGCAGCAAACCGGCGCGCGTGTTCGGTCTGCCCTGCGGCGTGAGCCTTCCTTAGCCCTGCTTCCAGTTCTTCAATGGTCGCCATCAGCGGTAAATATCCAAAAGGTCGTCAATGCTGGTTTCGTTGTCAGCCTGCGTGGGTTCCTCCTGGCCGCCGCTGAGCAAGTCCGTGTAACCCGCCTCAACCGTGTTCAACAGATTCTCCAAGTCATTGAACTGCTGAATCGTCACGTTCTCGTACGTGCCGCGAGATGGCAACGAAGCCTCCTGCAGTCGGCTTTCGTAGTCAGACATCGCGCCGACACCGGGGACGCGCGTGACGGCCGTGATGAGCGGAGCCAGATTGCGGACCGCGCGGTCGAACGCCTGGCCCTCTGGCGTTGGAAGGTATTCGCCACCCAAGCCGGCACTGAAGCTATTTCGGATCTTCTCGAAAGCCTGTCGTGCAGACCGGAGCTGGTTTCGGGCGGCCTGAATCTGGGTTACCTTCTGGCGAGCCGTCGTTGCATCCTTGGCGCTGATGCGCTGAGCATCACGGGCAGAGTTGCCGCCGATTACCATGCGGCGCTGCTCTTCTGGAGTTGCGCCCATCTGCTGAGCAAGCTGGATACGGCGCTCCAATTCTGAAGGCGCCTGCGGCTTCTGGGCGCTTCGCAACTGCTGCGGCGCCTGCCGAGAGGGTAGCGTTGCCGTCGAGCCGTCAGGCACGCCCGCCCAGGCCACTGGGTTAGCCAGAATTGCCTGTTGCACCGAAGGGTCGATGCCAGGGTCAATCTGGATCGGAATCCCATCAGGTCCAACGAACTGGCCGCCGACCGGGATTGGTGCTGGCTGCGGGGCTGGCTGACTGCCAACCACGACAGGAGCGGCGGTCAGATTGGTCTTGTTGACTCCAAAGAAGCCGTTTCCGGTGTCGATGATTTGGTTGTTCGGGTCGAATGCGGCCCCCGTGTCACGGACATTGCCGGCGCGGTCTAGTACCCACATCGTTCCGTTTTGGCCTCGGAAGGCAGAATGCACCTGCGCCTGCTCAGTGCCGGGGCCATACGCCGCCAAAATCTGACCGGCCACGTTGTCCACGGTCGCTTCATCGTATGGGCCAAGGTCACCGAACCCCATCTGGCTCACAGCAGGCTGGATGAAGCGGTCGTAGTAGCCCTTGCGTTGGGTTGAGTCGGTTAGGGATTTCCAGCCGCGCGCCAGTTGGGCGAGTTGTCCGCGCTGGTCGGTCTGCTGTAGGCGCTCCTCGCGAGCCAGCGATAGGTCTGCAAGTCGATTCTGTCGCTCCATCGACTGCTGCTGGAGCCTGCGCTGGTTGGCGTCGTCCATGCCCTGGAACATGGCCTGTGCGAAGTTGGTAGGCATGGGACTCCTTAGCGGTAAATCGGAATCTGTTCGCGGACGACTGGGCCAATGCTCGGCGTCTGCTGGAAGCCTCGGCCCAGCGAATAGCCAACGCCTGACAGGGCATTGCTCCACGCGTCGCCCTGGTTGAGATAGCCCGACGCCCTCGCCTGCCCGGCGTTCTGCATGGCGCTGCTGATGCCGCCCGCTGCGTTCTGGCCCAGCTGATTCAACTGGCTATTCGCCTGACCGCCGAATCCGGCCAACCGGAACAGGTTGTTCTGGAAATTGCTGAAGGCGCCGGAACCGATGTTGCTGGCAAGCCGCATTCGGTCGGCATCGGCACCACCGGAGTACAGGCGGCCACGGGCGGCGGCGCCTCTGTCCAGACCCTGAATGCCTTCCTGCATCGCTACCAGATAGTCAGGCGTCTTGTAGAACTGGCTGAAGTCGGCGGCGCCCGTTCCTGGTGTAGCCGTTCCGGTAGCGCCGCCCGCGACCCCGCCAAAGTTGAACTGCATGGGCGTGGTGGACTGGCCCGGCTTTCCGAACAGGCCCAGCGGGTCGTAGCTGGTGCCTCCGAACTGGCCAGCCAGGTTCGCCGGGTCGGTCAGCTTATCGAACAGGCTGCGCTTCTTCTTGGGTGCAGACTCGCCTCCCGAGACGGTGATGCCGCCACCGCCCGTGAAAGCTTGGGTGGGCAGGCCGTACATCTGCGCCAGCATGTTGAGCGCGCCGACGCCAGTGACCTGATACGGCATGGTGTCCGCACGGTTCTGGTTGTACATCGCCAGCTGTGCGTTGATGGCATCGCGCGATGCCTGGGTTTGCGCGTTGGCAGCATTCCCTGCTGCGTTCGCACCCATCGCACCACCCGCGAGGGAGCCTACTGCTCCAATGATTGGTCCGGCTGCGGGCATCCTTGCCCCTCCAGTAGTTGATATTCGTGATTCATGACGGCCCAGCGGTAGATGAACCGCGCTCCCTTTTCAGGCTGGCCCAGTGCGCCGCACTGCGTCTTGACCCACTGAGGATCCTGCGTCCTGGCCCAGTCGTCCATGACCAGTGAGTAGTGGCGAACGTCATGCAGGATGCCGCCACGCGGGAACTTGGCAGGCTGGACGTAATCGGCCCGGAATCCCATCTTTTCCGTCAGCTTCCAGGCTGGTACGTTGTCCTCGGGAACCTTGGTTACGATGCGCGTGCAATCGGTGCCGCAGAACATGAAATGCGCCGCAGCCCGGCAGCAATCAAAGGCGTTCTTCGTCCCCGGAAGAAACAGCGTGTGGACCTCATACACGCCATCCCCGAGCCGGTGAAAGAAGAAGCCTCCGGTCTCGAACTCAAGCCCAACCCCCTCGTTGAAGACACGGGACAGCGGAAGGTCGGTAACGCCATCAGGCGATACCCACGGCTTGACCTTGGGGTGGTCGATAACCGACTGAAGGAAGTCCGGCGAAGCAGCCACCCTCACGCGGACACCTCGTAATCGGCCACCGCCTCCATGATGTCAACCACCAATGGAGAGGTGCATTCCGTTTCCAGTGTGAAGCTACGGGCGCGTCCGCAACGACGCAGAGGCTGGGTGCGCTGTCCGTACTCGCCAAGCTGAGGCAGCGCCAGTTCGCGCCAGTTGCTGTAGTTGTAGCCTCCGTCCTTGGAGTAGCGGACCCTAATGATACGATCACTCATCCGGAGCCTCCTGCGCGACGGTGTTAGGCGTATATGCGCCGGCCATCGGAGAGATGCTCCAATTCCTTCCGTCGAAACTGACATACATGGCGCCAGGCGCAGAGCTTCCACCGGTTGGCGCTATGAACACGACCCCATTCCAATAGATTTGATTGCACGAATGGGAGAATGTCGTAGGAAGAAGCTCCCATCCATCGCCGTCGTTCACGCAAATCTGCCTTGCGCTGGTAACCATGATCTTAATTGAGTCATTGGCGCCGAACGCAACTACGTGCCCAGCGCTAAGCACAGGCAACGTCTCCGTAGTCAAAATTCCGCCGGTCGTGTACTTCTTGAGCGCAGGATTTCCCCCAATCTGAGCGCCCAAGTAGAAGTCAACCCCATCAGAGCCAATGATTCCACCGGTCGTGAAATCCATGCCGTGAGGGGTGGATGGGCCAAATGTTACGCCGGCATCGTTCGAATGATATACGCCGGGTCCACTCTGTCCTCCGGAGAGTGCGCATACAACCGGAGAGTTGTACTTGAGGTTAGCGACCCTTCCGGCCATGTGAGATGTGGTGCTGAACGTCTCGCCACGGTCAACTGATACCTTCATCCCATCGACGTATGCGCCAAGCAACAACCTCCCTCCCGCATAGCACATGCCGACACCTTGTAAGACATTGGAGGCGGTATTCGTCCAGGTGTGGCCTCCGTCATCGGAATACCTTGCAGGCGTGTTGGATCCACTCCCGTTGCCGAAATATCGGCCACCCTCAATACCGAGCAACCAAAACTTGTTTGCCGGGTCTGAATTGATGGGCGCCGAATCCCAATCGACGCCGTCAGCGCTCGGGATGATGAATGCATTTGAGACGCCAAGATTCGCAGAGAGAATCATGGGCAGAACGATGCCTATCTGGTCGCCCAGGTCATCGAATAGGCCATTTTCATCCGTTGCCCGCACGACAAAGGAGAACGAGCCGCTTTCGGTTGGCGTTCCGGACAACACGCCCGTTTGCGACAGCGTTACGCCGGGCGGGAGCGTTCCTGACCGCAACGTCACGCGCTTGGCGCCCGTCCCGCCGGTAACCGTGTAGCTGAAGCTGTACGCTTGCCCGATGCTGCCGCCAGGCGCGTCGCCCGTAATGGAGGGGCCTTCTGGCTGATCCGGGAACTCCACCGGCACGGTGATTTCACCACCAACCCTACAAACCAGCGCGCAACCATCGACACGGAGGCGATTCTCGTTGGCGTTCAGATAGCCAGAGCCTGACCGGCGCACATACTCCAGCGGTTGTCCTTCGGAATCCTGTCCGTCCAGTGCGTACTTCCAATCCAGCTCGTAGAGACGTCCGGCTTGGTAGTCGCCGCCCACCCACTTCCCGTTCCAGTACACAAGGTCGGACAGCCGCCAGCGGTCCATACCCTTGGTCATGCGGCGGTGCCAGCGCTGGGACAGCACATCAAATCCGAAGGTAAATCGACCCGGAACAGTCAGGTAGTACACCTTGTGTCCCCGGTCTTCCCAAACGAACGCAAATGCCGACGCAATCTGGTCCGCCGAACACTCTGCCAGCGCCTGCTCAATAGGCTGCGTGGAGATGCGGACAGGGGTATACCCGTCCAGTCGGCGAACGATTCGTTTGTCGTCCAAGAACAGCACCGAGTTGTCCAGGCTGGCAACGGAGAACCTTGCCGCACACCCGCATTCGACTACCGTGTTGTTTGCCCGCTGAAATGGGGCCGTGCCGTCGCCGCTTGGGTCGTTGACGTATGGCTCTATGGTCTCGCGCCCGAAAATCAGAACCTCGCGGTGGCTCACGTGCAGCGAGATGATGCGATCCGGCTGGCCTTCCGCCTCGTACCGGTCCAGCGAGTTGTAGCTGAGAGCATCGGCGAGGTCAGAATGGAACCAGTACCGCCCCTGGGGCTCGACCTGGGCGATGTAGCTGTCGATGTACGCTGCGACGAACGCCCCCGGGTAGGCTTCATCCGTGATTTTCTGGAGGATGAGCGTGTTCGTGTTGAACACGTACCCAGCTGCACCTGTCGCGATAAGTAGCTCGTTCCCAAGCCCGCGCTGGTTGTGGGCCATCGAAACTCGCCCAACGCCAGGAATGGTTCCATAGGGAACGGCCACCAGGTTGCTGGTGATTTGGTAGAGCGTCGTGCCGGCGACGACGAATAGCTTGCCCTCGACCTCCCGCATTCCCCGAATCGGGCCAGCCTCTACGTCGGGCGAACCGTGCTCGGCGATGATTTTTACGAGGGGCTTGAGTCCCGGAGCCTGCCTGAGCTGCCATCGGCTTCGCGTGCCCGGGCGCTCTGCCGGAACCGGCAGGTAGTTGACGCAGTGTTGGGCAGACCAATGTCGATTGTCATCAGCGTACTCGTCGCTGATGATGTCAATGGGCTGCCACCTCATCAGCGGGACACCTGGCGAAGGCGTGAGCCGGCGTATACCCGGTTGCGTTCTTGGGTATTAGCCTGCCGCAGAAGAGAGCGATAGAAGTTCTGCCATACAGGAATGCGCGAGTCTTCGCCCAGGAACGGCCCAGAGCCGTACAGGGCCGCATACAGGTATAGCTCGGGATAGCGGTTGAAGGTGGCGTGCAAGCCGTCCTTCAGGGCGAGAGGCTTGGCGTAGTAGCGCCCTTCTAGCAACTCACCGTCCTGCGCTTGGGGCGAGAAGATGATGCTATCGCCGGCCTGTGCGCACTTGCGCACGTCGCCAGCGGACATGTATTTCAGGCGCGACCGCAAGTCCTGCTCGGATACCACTTCCAGCGGGCGCTGCGGGTCAAACCACAGGATGGATGCCTCCATCCAATTTTCCGGAATCGCTGCTGCGTTGGAGGCCACGGCAATCGAAATTGCCTGCTCCATGCTGGAGGCGCGCAGCGGCGGAATGTCGCCCTCCGCGCCGTAGTGGACCAGTGCTTCTCCCAGCGAAATCATGACATCCAGCGTTTCAGGCTGGATTTGACTGGGCACATCGTCGCCATCCAGCATCAGCTGGAATGCGGTGCGGAATTCGTCGTAGGAAGCGAACGCCATTAGATGCGCCCCTTCCAGATGCGGAACACGTCGTTCGCAGGGTCGTCCAGGAAGCGGTTAATCAGCTTCTGGTCGTTGAAAAACTGGGCCCAGGTGTAGCCCCGCTTGTTGCACCAGTCCATGATGACCGTGCCATCTACGCGGGCAGCGTGCTTCCAGTCGCTGGACTGCTTCGTCTCGCCCGCCTCCCGGCAGTACGTCGCAATCGTGTCCAGGTCTTGACCGGAAACGCCGTGGACGAACGCCAGGTCATCCTGACCCACGTCCTGAATCCATCCCCGCATGTGGTTCTCCCAAAGAAAAGGGGCCGAGATTGCTCCCGGCCCCTGAAGGTCTTGCAGTACCGCTTAGGCGCCGGAGTCGGTCGCGTCGCGGATGGCGTACAGCGGCTTCTCGTCACGCACGACCAGCGAGGTTTCCGTGCGGACCTGCCAGTTCTTGGCATCGCCCACGGTCGCCAGTTGCTCGCTCTCGAAGCCACGCAGCACACCCAAGGCCAGCTTGTCGGCGTCGATGATGTACAGCGTGTTCTTCAGGCCAGCCGTGGAGCCCGCCATCACGCGGTTCGGGATGACCTTGGTTACGCCGAAGTCGCCACGGTAGAAGTCGAACGCCGCGTTGAGGACGGCCGCCTGACGGCCACCCACCTCGTTAGTGCGCTGCACACCGCCCGTGAATCCGGAGATGCGGACCTTGTGGGCCGGAGAGCAGAGGACGATGGAGCCATCGCCGCCATTCTCGTAGCACGTTTGCAGGCCGGTCTTCAGGTCATCCTCGTCAAACGCCTCAAGGGTTCCGGCCACCGGAGCGGTATTGGTCACCGGGTTCGGCGAAACACCGCCAGCGCCCAGTCGGTCGTTGGTGATGAAGCCATACAGACCGCGCTGCTTACCCGCCACGGCGGAGGTGCCAGTGACGGTCGCGCCCGAGGCCAGGCATGCAGCCTCCTGGTCGCGCTTCAGCTCGACCATCTTCTTCATGCGCAGGCGCCGGGACTCGTTGTCGCGACCATACTTGCGGACGCGCTCAGCGGTGTTGGACACCGACACCGTATCCTCGAAAATCTGGGTGCGGTTGTTGAGCAGAGTCGGCTCGACCTGGGCCGCATAGGTGGCGTCAGCGCCTTCAATCGCGCCTCGGGTCTGGTCCGGGGTGCGGTAGGTGTCACGCTGCCACTCGAAGTACACATTGTCGATGGTGGTCCGCTCAATCATCGAGACCAGCGGGGCATCGGACGGGTTGAAGTTGTAAATCTGGTCGATGACGTCTTCTTTGACCTTCACGACCGCAGGGGTAATCAGGGTATTGGTAGGCATCTCTAATCCTTTAGAGGAGGTCGGCCAGCGTGCTGATGGACGGAGCGGCCTTATGCCGCTTCATCGCTTCCTGTCGGCGGGCCAACTGTGCGGGTTGGTTTCGCGCTTGCGGCGCCGCGACCTTGGGCAGGTTCTTGACGGGCTTCATCTGCGCCCGCTTCTCTACCAACTGGTCGTAGGCCAGCGCCTTGTGGGCCATCTCAAACAGCCCCTTCTCTGCGATGCCAATTCCGAGGTTCTCGAAATTGAGGCCTTGCTTGCCCAAGTAGTCGAATAGCTCCTGAGCCTTGGCATCGCTCCAGCCCGGCAGGGTGTCCTTCAGTGCCTGTTCGGTGGATTGGACCTTCTGGGCGAACTCCGCTTGCCGTTGCCGGTGCGCGTCCTGTTCCAGGGATTCCAACTCCGCCCTGACCTGATGCAACTTGTCCTTTCGGCGGTCGTGCAGCTCTTTCTGGGCGAGGTATTGCGCCGCATCTTGCTGAGCTAGCGTGATGGGCGGCGGAGCGCCAAGCTCGGCCTCAATGATGCGGCCTAGCGCCTCCAGGTTTGCTTTGTACTGGCCGTGCAGCGCTTCATACGCCTTACGCTGTTCGGCCACCTCTCCACGGCTAGCATCCAGAGCCTTGCGCTCTTCGGCCAACTTCATGGTTTTCTGGGTGTAGTCGAAGCCCTGCTGAGCCAGGTCAACGACCTCGGATTGCTTCAGGGTGACCTCCTTGCCGTCATGCTTCAGCGTGACGGTGGGCTCCTCCTGCCCCTCCTCGGCCTCTTCCTGCTCTTCGGACCCTTCTTCACCTTCGGACTCGACGGATTCCTCGCCCTCATCCGTCGCCTCCTGCGCCTCCTCGCCTTCCTCGCCGCCATCCATGAGACTGACGAGCCCGTCCAGCGTAGAAACGCCTTCGGACGGCTGGCCCTCGGGGCCGTCACCTTCCATTCGCATAGTCACTTCCTTGTGTTACTGACCCGCTCCAGTGCGGGTAGATCCCCGTGGGGATGGGTTACAGCGGCACTCGTTCGCCGCTGCTCAGGAGAGCCCCAGGCTCTCCCTTGATGATTCGTGCATTGCCGAACTGGCCGCCCCATAGCTCGGCATTGGGCTCGGGCCAGTACACCGCGCATATGGGATTCCCCTCGCGCTCTATGGCTGCCAGGAGCCGCGTTGCCTCAATCCAAGTCGTTCGGACAACCTGCGCTTGCGCTCCAGCTCCTTTGCCGCTATCTGGCCGCTGCGCATGGTCGATTCCATCAGGTTTCGCACCTTGCCCAGCAGCTTCTGTAGCTTGTGAAGCTCCTCGCGCTCCTCTGCGTCGGCCGACTCTTGCCATTTCTTCAAGATTCCTTTCTCGATGAGGCTGTAGGCCTCGCAGTAGATTGGGTTCTGGAGCACCGTTTCAGCCTGCTGGCCCCGCTCGACGTCATGGGTCACGCTCATGCAGCCTCCTGCGGCTGGAGAATCTGAAGAATCTGCTGCACCGCGCCCGCCAGCTGGTCCACCCGTTGCGACAGCTCGGCAACTTCCTGGTCGTCAGCATCAGCCCTCTCCATCGTCTGGATGGCCTGGGCGTTTTTGATGTGGGCTTCTCGCTCGGATTGGCTTACCTGCTGCCGTTTCAGCTGAAGGTCCGCGACCCCCTGAGCGACTTTCATGTCCAGTTCCCGCCCCTTCAGCTCCAACTCGCCGGCCTTGATGAAGTTCTCGGCCTGCTTATTGGTCTGGTCGGCCTTCAGCTGCTCGTTTTCCTGCGCAAGCCGCTGAAGCTCCTGCTGCATCTGCCCAATCTGCTCTTGGACCTGCGCCTGCATCTGCTGGAACTGGGTTGGGCTGGTCGGCATGCCGCTCGGCTCAGGGTCAACAAACCGCTCCGGATTCTTGAACTCATTGGCCTCCACATACAAGCGGGCCGTTTCAGCCATCTGTTGCGGGCGGACAAGGCCAAGGGGCTGCAACTGCATCTGCATCTGGAACAATCCCAGGATGCGAGCCGCCTGCTGCTCCTTGGAACCCGAGCCCAAGCCCACGTTGATTTTCACGTGGAACTGATTGCGGAATTCGCTGGGGTTGATGGGCACGAACTGGCCGTTGATGGCGACCATCTCAGGCACGTTCTGGTACTGAATCGCCAACTTCAGCATCTTGGCGAACAGCTGGCGCATGCCCACGGCGAAGAAGCGCGCCATCAGCTCCATGCGCATGTCCGCCTTAGCGGTCAGCAGCTCGGTGCCCCGCGCCGTCTTGTTGAGGGCGTTCTGGTCGGTGCCTGCGCTGTAGCGATTGAAGCCCGTCCGGTTCTCGGCCCAACTGGCGATGTACTCGTTGAACTGGTAGGCCGGAGCGCCGAGGGAGGGTTGCACGATGGGGGCAATTGCCCTGCTCGGCTCAGCAGTGCCGCGCACCACCCCGCCCGGACGATTGTCCAGCACGTCGTCAATATTCACGTCAGCGCCAGTGTTGACATACGTGCGCTGATTTACCGTCAGCAGCATGTTGTCTTCGATGGCGCGAATCGTCCGGGTCCGCAGCTTCTGGGGCTGGATGGCCCGGTCAGCCGGACAGTCGCCAAAGAAGGCATGCGAGCGAGGAATCGGGCAAATCCACACGAACGGATGGTCGTCCACCTGCTCGATGGCGACCTCACCGTTCTGGTAGACGGCCAGCTTGTCGCCGATGAGGCAAATTTTCAGCCACTCCGCAATGCCATCGCCGTCCCGGTCCAGCTTGATGTAGACCTCGGCGTAGTCCACTTCCTCGTGGGACTCGTCGGGCACGGAGTAGCTGAAGTCGTCCGTCTCGCCCAGCTCCTCCAGCATGGCGGTGCCAGGAACGGCACGAGTGCTTGTACCGACGTCCGTCAGGTCATAGCCCTCTTCCTCCAGCACAAACCGCTGGCGAGAGAACTGCTGGGCAATCATGGCCGGCTCATCGCCCCAGCGTGCATTCACGTCCACGCGCATCTCGGCCGGGGCGCAGGCGGCCACCTTGATGCAGACCCGCTTGTCCTCCTTGGAGACGGTGAAGGACAGCGTGCCATCCTCGTCCACCTCCGGGTCGCCCTGCGGGACCCAGCCCTCCTCCATCAGCATTGCGAGCTGTTCGGGGGTCTGGCCCTGGTAGCGCTGCTTGGCGTCCTGCGCCTCCTCGTCAGCCCATACCTTGACGAACCCCACCTTCTGAAGGAGCGCGTCCTTGAACCAATCGTGGACGATGCCAACGCCGTCGTTACGCACGTAGAACAGGTGGTTCACGTAAGCGGTGGCGAGTTTCCCCTCTTCCTGGCTGCCCGGCTGCCCCTGACCCTCAAACGTCACCGCGTCATCCGACCCGACGAAGATGCGCATCAGCTGCGGCAGCATCCCGTCCACGGTGTCGGGAACGTCCGTGGCTACGAAATCGGAGCGGTCCTCAATCTCAGGGGGCGCCAGCTCGCCCCGCGCCTCGGCGTTGTAGAACTCCAAGTTGCGCTCACGCGCCCAATAGACGTCGCTGTCGGGGGCGCCAAGGCTCGTGGCGAGGGCTTGCCGCGCCGCTGCCTCGATGTCCTCGTCCGTGAGCTTCTTGCCCTTTGCCATCCCTAGCGAATCCTTCTGTAGTTCAGTGGCGCGTGGTTGTTGTTGGTGGGTTGGCGCAGGTAATCCACCGCCATCAGACCGAAGGCGTCCGCGCCGTGACTTGACCAGTCATGGTCGGGACCAAGGTCAATCCCGCGCTTCTCGTCTTTCTTGGCGTGGTACCAGCCCAAGGCATCCCGCCCCGGCTCGGTAGTCGTCTCGTTGAACCAGATGCTCGGGAACAACCGGCGCACCGCTTCAATGCGCTGGCTTGCCGCTCCAGCGCCCATGTTCGGGACGACGCGAGTCTCAAACCCCGCTGACTTCAGGGCGCTTTCGTAGCTGACCTGGTAGACCTTGTCGTTCGTTGCGCCGTCATGCGGCAGCACGCACAGCGCCTTGCCGTAGCCATTCGACCGTAGCCATTCGATGTGGCTGGCGAGGGGCTGACCTACCTGCTCGTAGTAATCCAGTACCCGGACTTCCTTGCCGATAAACTGGACAATCCAGATAGCGCAGGCGTCGGCCTTTGCCCCTGTGCCGCCGATGTCCCAATAGGCCCGCAAGGTCATCAACGGGTCAGCGGAGACGCGTCCTATGCGCCCATCCGCCCTTGCCTGCGCCAGTCCCTGGGCGAAGTACGCGCCCTCGGCCACGGTGATGTAGCCGCCCTCCCAGATGTGGTCGTACTGGTCAGGCTGCATCCGCAAGCAGTCCAGTCGTTCCTGCTCCAGCTCGGCGGTGAACCAGGGGTTGTCCCGCCAGTTCGCCTTGACCACCTGAGCGCCCGTGGGCAACTCGGCGCCCCGGAGCATCACGTCAACCGGGTCCGTCTTGCGGCGAGCGTTCCAGCTGAACCACAGCTCGGAGCCGGACGCACGAATGGTCGGCCTGAGCAAGTTCAGCGAATGGTTGGTGGCCGTCTGGGCCTCCTCCCACCACGCCCGCTTGTAGCCCTCCAACGACTTCACCGACTCGGCGGTGTAGTCCTGCATTCCCTTGAAGATGATGAGGCCGTCGCGGGGCGTCTCGATGACCTCCCGGAACACCTTGAATCCCTGCGACTCACCGATGCCGAAGTCGCGTAGCTTGGCCTCAATCAAGGCCTTACTGGATTGCGCCAAGTCCTTCTGCACCTCGCGAATGCAGATGGCCTTCATGCCCTCGCCAGACTCGCCAGGTTCAGCGAGGCAGTCCTCAATCAGTTTGCCGGCGAAGAAGTGCGACTTGCCGGACCCTCGACCGCCCCATGCCCCTTTGTAGCGCCCCGGAGCCAGCAGCGGTTCAAAGACCTCAGCTGTCGGGATTACCAGGGCGGACAATGCGTCGCTCGACTATCGTGTAGTGCAGCGGGTTCGCGGGGTCGCCCTGCACCGTCATGGGCAGGACTTTCCCAACCAGCGTCAGGAATGCAGTTGGGTTCTTCTCCGACTGCTCGACCAAGTAGCCAACGCCGCCAGCCGAATCCAGGGCGGTCAGGATCATCTCCTTCAGCTGCCCCGTCATCTTGTTGGGCGTGCCCTTCTTTCGGCCACCCGTCTTTGGGGTGCCGGGCTTGCGACCGGCCATTTCCAGACCTTCCTAGTTCAGAAATCAGGTGCCTTCCAGCACCCAGCTGTACACGCCAGACGCAACGCGCAGGGTGTAGTCGCCGTTCGCGGTCGGCAGGGTCGGAATGCCGGCGGCTGGGAGGGCTGCGCCGCTCTCGGTTACGAGGACGACTTCTGCCGTGGGTTCTTTGTCGGTGCTTCCTGCAATGACTCGCAGGACTTGGCTGGGGTTTGCCACTTGCCTTCTCCTTGGCTAAAGATGCGGTCCCAGTTGGAACCGTAGGTTTCGTCGTCCACTGACTTTGGGCGGGGCTTGTCGCCTTTGCCACTCATCGCCTATCGGCCTCAATCACGGCCTGGCAGGCTCGAAGCTGGGCGTCGGACTCGGCACCGACTCGAACAATAGCTGCCGCAATTTCTGCTCCGCGCTGGGCTTGGTCATCACTGATGCTGGCGGAGGCGGCAGTACCGGGCAGCTGGGCGGTGTAGAGCGCACCGAGTTCGCGGCGCAGCCGGAGGTTGCCAGCACGCAGGTCAGCCACAACGCGGGCGCTTTCAGTTTCGATGGCACGCTTCTCGTCCTCGTACTTGGCGGCTATGGCCTGGGCTTCCTTGGCCTTGCGCTGCTCGATGTCTCTGGCGCCCTTCAGTGCATTGACTTCCGCGCGAGCCGAATCCCTCTCCGACTCGGCCTTGTCGGCGCGGGCATCGGAAATAGCGGAATCCCCACGAAAGTACAGGGCGGTCCCTATTGCGATGACCGCCAGCACCGCGAGTGCGTAGGTGGCGAGCTTCCATGGAGCGGCAAACATCAGTCCTCCAACCCTGCACACTGGCGACACCCCTCCAGGCGCTCCAACCGATGCGTCAGTCGCTTCGAGAGGCGCCCTGGGATTGCGCCGTGGTTCCGGCTGATGGGCCGCCTACCCCAGTACTCAAACCCTATGGGCCGCTGACCGCGCTTCGTCCGGCTCACTTCGTCACCGCCTGGTCGCCCACATTCCCGGCCATGTACAGCCCAAGCACCCAAGTCGTGTAGCTGACCCACTGGTCCGGGGTTAGGAGGCCCATGAACACCATCGGCAGGCCAACCAGGAACGCCGCGCAGCTCAGGATGAACTTGCGGCTGGCGAAGCGGGCGTCCATCAGCAGGTGAACGTAGCCAACCCAGACCGGGGCCAATCGGAAGGCGGTGACGGCGGCGCTGGCGTCAGCGGGGCAATCTGCCCAAGCCGCCCCAAGTCATTCCCCAAGTATCCCGGCGAGCTCGGCGTCACCTTGGTAAATACCGTCTCCAGATGCTCCTTGATGGCCTTCCACTGCTCCGGATTGGGAGCGTCGGTGGTCAGCTGGCCGAATCCGTTGAGCCAGTAGCAGAATTGTTCTGGGGTCATTCGCTCTTTCCTAGGCACATCGCCAACTCAGCCTCGCGCCGGTTCACGAGTCCCTTGACTCGTTTCCCGCCCGCGTAGACCCACTTGCGCAGCTCCGGGCACCACGCCGAAGCCGACTCGCCCCGATTGATGCGCTTAACCAGCGTCGAGTTGCACGCGGCGCGGACGCCGACGTTGTAGGTCCAGCTCAGAACCGCAGCCCATTCGTTCTCGGTCAGCGGCTGGCCGATGCACTCAGCCACTCCGGCCAGATGCCGGCCCAGACTGGTCTGCAGAATGGCCTCGCACTCGTCGCGCTTATACTCATCCTTGGGGATTCCCTTGGTCTCCCCGTAGCACCAGGTCACCTTGCCGACGATGTCCACGTAGGGCTTTGGGCTATACCCCTCCCACGGACGCACCAGCCCAGCAGCCAGCAGGAGTACGCCTGCAATGCTGCCGATGACTTTGGCTTTCATCAGATGCCGCCAGTGGTCTCGATGAGGTCGCCGGTTGCTTGGATTTCTTCGACGCCAATATCCTCAACGCCCGCTTCGATGGTCTTCATTCCCGGTCCTGCTTGGAGTCCAGCTTGTTCTCAATCCGTTCCAGCGTCGCGTAGATGCGCTGCTCGAACCCATCCAGACGGGCGGCCAGCGCCTCCCGAAGGGCTTTCTCTGTGTTCACCCTGCCCTCAAGTCGAATGAGCCATACCAATCCGCCCAATGCGGCGAGGAAGACGCTGACGCCAGCGCCTATCAAGGTTTCAATCACATCGATGTCCCCTGTGCGAATAGATCCCGGAATCTCTTGGTTATCCGGACTCTGGGTCCGGCCCCTTACGGGTGGGCCACCGCGACTTCCACCGGGCTCGTGACGGCTGTATCAAGGGGCGCTTACGCGTCCCGGGCGGCTCCTACTGCGCGGACTGGCCGCATGTCAGAGCCTTGCAGTCTCTAGCGGCCATGGACCAATGCCAGGCGGATGAGTGCTGCAATTCGTGAAATGGCACCAGTCCGGCGTACACCACGGACCTCTGGCGGCTGCCAACGCACCATCGCTGGGCGCTATCGTCTTCCGCTGGTGAATGTATGCCGGTTACCTTGGTCTTCCGGCGCCAGGTCTTCAGGGCCACGTCCCTGCACTCGGCAGGTACGCACTGGCGGGTTAGTCGGGGCAAATGGCGTCCCGCTCACCACGGAGGTATGGAGAGCCTCCGCACTCTTTGGTGCCGCCCGCAGGACTTGAACCTGCAACCGATACCTTACAAAGGCATCGCTCTGCCAATTGAGCTAGAGCGGCGGAATGGTGCTTGCGGGCCGGGTTGGTTACCGGCTCGGCCGTTTTTGTTGGGTGGCGTGGCCGCCTAAACCGTACTGGCGTGTCCATCCACGCCGCCGCAAGCAAAACTACTGAACCGAGCGCAGCCTCTTCGGGCCGTCCGGCTTCTTCTCTTCCTCGACGTTCCGCCACTTCCGGTCTACGCCGGATAGCCAGTAGATGGCCCCGTCGCGGTACTGGACGGCCAGCACGCCGTCGTACTCGTTGCTCGGGTCCAAGTAGTCTGGGTCACAGAGCCAGCACTGGCCGTCGTGCAGGAACAGGTCGGTAGCCGATGCCTGGAACTCGATGCCACCCTCTTCTTCGGCTTCGTCGGTCATGGCTGGCTCCTGTAGAACCCGGCGCCCAGTTACGGGCTGTTGCCGGGCGGGCGACGAATCGCCCAAACAAAAGGGCCGCGCTTGGCGGCCCGTCACTGTGATTATGCCAAAATCAGGGGTGAGCAGAGTTCCTGAATCTCGCGGCTATCCAAGCCCTACCAACCGTGCCGATTTTCATGTGAAGGATTCCCTCGGCCAGTTTGCGGGTAGCAAGATAGTCCTCGTACCGGACCTTGAATCCTCGCGCCCGGCTACGCCCTGGTTTCGGCCACCGTCCGCACGTCAGCTCGAACGCGTCGAACACCGCCCCCTTCACCCAGACGCGGTCCCGCTCCGGAATCCCGGTGCCCGCAGCGTCTATTTCATCGAACACCACCTGGCACAGCGAGCGGCGGTACAGGACGGACCCGCCCCAGTAGGCCTCCAGCAACTCGGGCGGGTTCTCGCCTCGGCACATTGCCAGCGCGGCGGCGTCTTCCGTCGTGTCTGGCCCTGCTTCCTGCCCAGCCAGCAGGCCTAGGAAGTTCGATTGACCCTCAAGGCGAGCCAACCTCTCACAAGGGTGTGGCGGTGATGTGTCCCAGTGGTACTTGCTCATGGCATCCTTGCCTTGGAAAGGGGCGGGACTTCCCCGCCCCTGTTACTTCACTTGACTTGGATAAACGGGACCGCGCCGCCAGCATTAGTCTGCGGGAGCTGTCCGTTCCACTTCTCAACTGCGGTCATCTGCACGATCTCAGGGTTTGCCGTAATGGCGGCTGCCTTGACGCGAATCGCGTTGGCCTGTGCCTCCGAGATGATGCGCAGAGATTCAGCGGCGCCCTGGGCCGTCGCAACCTTGATTTCAGCTTCAGCCTTGGCCTTGGCGACTTGGTTCTGAGCCTGCTGAGCCTGCTGTGTCATCTGAATCTTGGCGTTGATGGCTTGGGTGACGCTCTGGGGGAGACGAAGCTCGCCAACCCAATAGATTTTCTCGATAATGATGCCGATGTCCTTGACCTGGCGGGTTACGTCGTCCTGGACTGCGGCAATCAGCTTCGTCTTTCCGGCGCCATACACCGTCTCAACCGGCATCGAACTTGCGTTCTTGACCAGAGAGTCACGCACCATGTTTCGGAGGTAGATGTCCGTAATCTCATCCACTCCTTTCCGGTACTTCTGGAAGATGAGCGACGCCTTGTCGGGCTGGATGTGGTAGCTGATGCCAACGTCGGCAGTGACGGCCAAGCCCTCGATGGTCTGAAAGCCCAACTCTTCGTTGGTGCAGTCGCCATTCTGGCAGTCCTTCGCCCACGTGTAGTTTTGGGTGAAGGTCGGGAAGATGTACATCTCCTCGTTCACTCCCACCCAGTGGCGTCCAGGCCCCTTCTCCTCGATGTCCACGCCCTTGTCGCCGCCGAGCAGATAGACCTTGATGCCGACGTTGCCGGCGGGGACCTTGGTGCAAGCGGCCAAAGTCATGAGACCAACTATCAAAAACAGCTTCTTACCGATGCCCATTTGGGGCCTCCTTGTTGATTGACTTCCTAACCGTTCGATATGTGCCGTATGCAGACCCCAACAACAGGAACGCGCCGCCTAGGGCAAGTTCCGTACTGCGAGCCGAAATCATGGCGGGCGCGATAAACCCAAGAAGCGCGCACCACCAGGCCAACACCATTCCCCACGAAAGTTCCTTGCGCACACTCATTACGCAGCCCTCGCCAGAGTGAATTTGTATTCCGCGTCCTTGACCGTCTTCCGCAGGTATTCACCCAGAGAGACGCCCTCGTACTTCCGGCACAGGTAGTCCAGCGTCAGGGGCATCGGCTCGCAGTCGCCGCCGTTACGAACGTCGTTCAGGACCACCACGCCGCGCCAGTCGTTGTTCCGCTGGCGACCTCGGTAGATCTCGTCGTGCAGGTAGCAGCTTCCAGCCACGATGCCGTGCAGGGTCCGCCCAATCGGGAGCGGCCTACGGTGAACTAGGTAGCCCTGCTCGTGTCCGCACACGAAGCTGGCGCAAATCTTGTTGAACCGGTTCTCCATCGTTCCGCCAATGGGGCGGTCCGACTTCTCCATCTGGAAGTAGTGGCTGTAGTGGATTCCGTCCACCTCGACCACTTCCAGGAACGCCTTGCGCTCGAAACCTTGGGTGTTCAGGTGGTGGTCGCCAATGGTCCCGGCGAATCGGGGGTCATTGTTGATGGCCCGGTCAATCCGGTTTTCGTGGTTTCCCTTGGTCCAGATGCAGCGCGGCTCCCAGCGGGCCTTCTTGTTCCTGCGAAGCCGCTCCTGCTCTGCGCGCATGGGTGCCACAAGGCGTGCGAAGGCTTCATTGCCCACGGCAATGTCCTCCTCGTACCTGACCCCCTCCATCGCGAGTGAGCCAGGGCCATCGTGCATCGACAGGCTTGGCATATCCCAGTGGTCGCCTATGTGGACGATGGTGTCCGGCCGATAATCCACGATGGCCTGCGCAATCCAGTCGATGTGCGCCAGTGGAACGCCAGGGCGGACCTGGGTGTCGGGAATGATGAAATGGCGTGTCGGGTTCATATCCATCCTTGGGGCCGTCCTTGGCCGGTTGTCCTTGTGTGCGTGCTCCATGCTTACATGACTAGGAAAGCGGCCTTAACCAGCAGAAATACGACGCCGAGCAGTACCACCAGCATTGCCGCCATCGCTGGAATAATCACGAAGACGTAGAAGACTGAACACTTCAAGAATTCCTTGACGTATTCCCACTCGGTCATCACTTACTCCTCGTCCGTGGGTCGTGTGGTGGCCGCTGCATAGGCGGCTCGGTCATGTTCGTGGGCCTCCCCCGCTTTCAGCCCCGATGTCGGGCCGTCCTCGTCGTGGATTTCCAGCAGTGCGGCGACGATGGGGGAATCTGGGAGGTCGGACACGTCGGGGAAGGGTTTGGCCTTGGCGACGTTCTTTGCCCCGCGAGCGATCGGCGCACCGTCTGCCTCAAGTTCTTTCTGAAGGAAGGCCAAGGCTCGCCAGGCCAGCTTTGTGCTGTGGCGCACGCCGTCGTCATCGAAGGTCCCGCGCTGCATCAGGTGCCGGCCTAGGGCGTCTTCCTCGTCGTCAGACTTAGACCTGTCCCAATGCAGGGGGGCGTCGCCGTTGTGCTGCACGTTGCCACGCACTGAAAGGGCGGCTAGGGCAACAATCGCGGACGGGAAATAGTCAAGGAACCCGGTGCAAATGGGGATGGACTTTCTGGCCTGCGGGTCGTTGGGGAGTGCCATCTCAATCTCCTATCGGATGGCATAGATTTAAGCGGCTTCTTGTGAACCATTGTCGGAAGTAAACCTGCACACTTTTTTCAATTGAAGCCTTTCGATAGCCTCCTCTCGTCGGTTGTATATCGTGCGCGAAGAGACCCCTTGCCGCTCAGCCAGCGTGACGCACCCGACTTTTTCAAATAGGTCAAGCAGTCTGATGTCCTCCTGCGTCTCAAGCATGTCTGCCACGGAAACGCTCTCGGCATCCATCGCCGCCCTGTGTGCCGCTGCTCGTGATACCCCGACCAGCACAAGCGCGTCTTCGAGGTCCCGAATCACCTTTGCCAGGTCATCCAAGCGCATCTAGTTACTCCTTTCTCGCACCAGCAGGAAAAACCCCTCCTCGTACAGCTCCTGGGTGTACCGCAGGTCAAAGCTCCATGACTGGGCTGCTTTCAAGGCAGCATCGCTCGGCACCACAAACCGCCAACCCTTGCGCGGCACTTTGTAGGCTAGGCACGGGACGGCGCCGCGTTGGCTGGCGGCCTGACAGGCCTGTCCCCACCACCTCGCAATCTCGACCTTCGCGCAGTTCTTGCACTCGATGAGGAAGCCGGCCACTAGCTGTTCGATGTCGCCGTGCTGCGCTTGCCGGTATTGCTGGAGGTTCCGGGTCCACTGACCGCCCAGGTAGTCTGACAACAGGCGGCACAGTTCACGTTCGGCGCGGGCACCCTTGTTTCGAGAGAAGGCGCCCATTAGAACGCCCTCGCAAAAATGTGCCCCGGCTCAGCGCCGCGCCAGTGGTTCAGGGCTTCGACAGCCTTGCCTGAGAGTGCCGGCAACCCTCTAACTGTCGCGTCCAAACGACACTGCCGACACGTCGCATCAACGCCCATACGCTTCGTCCTATCCTTCCGGTACATGCTCAGCGGCTTGACCGTGCCGCAGCGGCTGCATTGCTTGGTCATGCTTCACCCAGAATTTCGTCTTGGTACTTCTGCCACGCCTCAGTTCCGCGCCCATAACCGGGAAGTGCGCCGTAGGTCCATTCGCGGAAGTCCGCCGCGCTGTAGAAGCTCGGCCCATACAGTTCGCGCATGTCGTAGGTGGAGTGCCCCGGAATGAGCGTCCCCTGGTGATGCCAGCTACAGAGCGCAACCACCGCGTCCTGTCCCAGTTGCTTAGCCCCGTGCCAGTCGTTGAAGTTGCGGTGGTGGATTTCCGTCACACCGGCCTGCCGGTCCTGCATGCCATTCGCTATTCGCAAACGGCAAACGACACACCCCAGCGCCCTAGCCCGGTCCTGATAGTCCTGCTGCGCCAGTGTTGGCGGCTTGCGCTTGGCGAGGGTCACGGATGCCTTCCCAGGAACCCGAGGATTCTCACAAGGTCATCTTCAGAAGGCTGACTTGGTGGCCTTCCTCCCCACAAAAGGAACATCTCATCAGTCCTTCCGCGCTGTTTGTACCAAGTAACCCACAGTGCAAGAGGGCTACCGTCACGAAGGTCCACTCCATCAATCTTGATGGTCATGTACTTCTGGTCATCGCAGAAGCGGTAGTCAGCATCCTCGTGCCCTTCAAGGTCACGAATTGCGTTTAGGGTCGCGCAGTTCCAGTTATTGCTGAACTCATCCGATTCCCATGCACAAACGGGATTACTTCCACTCCATGTCTTTCCGCGCTCCCTACACAGATTGCACTTGCTCATGCCGTCACCTCCATATCCCCAAACACCACGCCGTGCTGCGCCCCGAATGCTTCAATCAGGGTTTGCAGGTCCACCATCTCGCCAACGGTCATCCGCGAAGTCCGCGCACCTAGCATCACGAAACCGCCGTCAATGCCGGGACTGACGCGCTGCCCTTTGCGCAATGACGCCGTGAAGATGTCCTTCCAGTCCTCCGGTGACAGGTACGTCTCACGCCCATCGACCGGCCACTTCACCTGCCGGGCTACGTCGTGTAGTAGCGCCCACAGGCGGGAGTTTTGTTCTAGTGAGCGCCTTGACTTGCACTCCGACATGTCCAGTCGCACGGATTGACCCAGCTCTAGGTACGAACAGGCTTTGCGCCAGGCAGCAGCCATGCGGGGGCGTGCGTTCTCGGGTCTTAGAATGTAGGTGGTCATTTCGCTCTGTCCTGTTCCACTGCCTGCTTGCATCGCTCCAGTGCGCCATCGCCTCGTTCGGTAGTGAGTCGCACGTCGCCCTTGGCTGCCGTGTAGACCTTGTCCTCGCCGCAGAACGCCTTGCTGATGAAGTAGGGACCGTCCTGAAGGCAGTACGCGGATATCTGCTTCCACATCAAAACTCCTCGCGCGCCAGGTCTGCGAAGCGCATGGTTTTCTCGATGAACGCAATCCGTTTCGGGCCGGTCGGTCCGTGACGGTTCTTCTCAATGAGAACCTCGGCGATGCCTCGGTGCGGGCTCTCGTGGTTGTAGACCTCGTCCCGGTACAGCATCAGGATTTGGTCTGCCTCTCGGGTCAGCTCGTCGCTGTTGGCAAGGTCGCCAGCACGCGGGCGCTTGTCCTCGCGACTGTCCACGCCCTTGACTACCTGAGCCAGCGAGACCACCGGAATTTGCAGGTCGCGGGCAAGGTTCTTCATGCCGCGAGCCACCTGCGAAACCTCGGTGATGCGGTCCGCTCCGGGGACCGTGATGCGTTGCGCGTAGTCGATGTACAGGACGCCGATGTCGTGGGTGTGCTTCCACTTTCTGGCCATAGCAACCAGCTCATCCAGCGTCACGGCACTGCGGTCGTAAATCCACATATCGCGCGGGAGCGCCTTCGAGATGCCGACCTGCAAGGAACTCCAGTCGTGTTCCTCGAACTTGCCGGCTCGCAGATGAGCAGCGCCTACACCAGAGGCGGCAGACAGGCGGCGCAGGCCCAACTGCACCACCGGCTGCTCGGCGCTGATGATGCCTGGGCGCTTGCCGGCATCTGCCGCAGCCTCGGCCATGCAGCCCATAAAGGCCGTCTTACCCATCGCGGGACGCGCGCCAATGATGATGAGGTCCGAGTCGTGCAGGCCGCCCAGGATGTCGTCCAGCGCCCGCAGGCCGGTCGTGATACCGGGCAGGACTCCGCCGTTGGCGTACGCCTTCTCGACCTCGCGCCATGCCATCTGGAGCGCTTGCTTGCCGGTGTACTCGCACTCGGTCACCGTGGCGTTCAGCGCCATCAAGGCGGCCACCGCACTCTCCACCGCGCCCTCCTCCCCAGCGCGGGCACGGGAGGACAGCTCCAGCCCAATCTGCACGGCCTCGCGGCGGCGCCAGTTCTCGCGGACGATGGTGGCGTAGGTCGCCACGGCGGACGAGCCGGGGACGTTCGCAGCGAGGTCGATGGCGGCCTCGTACAGGTCCGGGTGCAACTCGCCGATGGTCACCGCGTCCGCAGGTTCACCTGCCAGCACCCGGTCGCGGATGGCGGCGTACAGGCGGGCGCGCGGGGCGCTGGTAAAGTGGTCTGCCGACAGCAGGGTCGCCACGTCGTGCAGGCGGTCGTTCTCCAGCAGCAGGCCGCCCAGCACGGCCTCCTCGGCGAAGGTCGGGGTGACGGTCACAGGGTCACCTCCGGGCGCGGAGGGCGTGGAACCGCCGGGCTGTTGAACTGACCTGCCGGCTTCGGCTCATACACGTCCTGCCAGCCAGACCGGATGGCGGTGTCGATGAGGGCCGGCACGTCATGGCCCTTGGCCTTCAGGCCCGATAGGTGCCGGAGCATTCGCTCACGGGCCTTGTCGGTCATCGGCTTCCGCATGGCCTTCCGGTGGTCCACGAAGTCCTGCCACTTTTCGGCAGGCAGCCAGTCGGGCAAAACCTCCCTGTTTACTTCTTTTCTTTCTTCTCTTCTCTTCTCTTCTCTAGGTAACGCATGTGTAACGCTCAGAGCGTTACTTTCAGCGTTACATTTTGTGCGCTTGACGGCGACCCTTTTTGCCGTAAGTGCCCGATTTTTCGCGGTTTTCCCGTTGTGCCGGTCAAAGTTGGGAATCAGCAGCTCGCTGCCCCTCTGCTCAAGCCAGCCGACAAGAGCCATTGCCTCTGCAAAACCTGTAACGCCAGTGATCCGATCTAGTAACGCATATGTAACGCCAGCAGCGTTACCAGATTCAGTGTGTTTGTCGAACCAGGCCCACACGCGAAGCAGCTTGCCCACTACCGCGTCCGGGTCCAGTCCGAGAATCCCGGCGATGCGATAGACCTCCGGCTTATCCGGGAGCTCAAGTTCAATCTTCATCCAGTCGCCGGACATGCTCGTCAATCCCCCTGAAACAAATCTCGTTGCGGCGGGCGCTGGATACGGTTCCAGGCCTCGGCGTCTTTCTGCTTTCTCTGTGCGTCGTAGCGGCGCGCTTCCCACGGCAGGAGCGGGTCGGGCGGTCCGACGGCCAACTCCTTGCAGATGCGCGCCCATTCGCTCTGGGGTGTCATGCGGACTCACCCTTCCGGAAGTGCTGCTCAATGAAGCTCGTCAGGCTCTGCGCATTGCCCTGAAGGGGCACCGCTACACCAAGGTCATTGAAGACCTGGATGATTCCGTAGCCGTTCTCGGCATAGCCCGTTTGAGGAGTCATGTGCAGCGGACGGACGAGCCAGCCGTTGCCAACGACCTCGATGACGATGGATTCGCCTGGCTTCACGCCCCAACCTCCTCTACCTTCTCCACCCGCTGGGTGTTGAGGCGGCGTCTCCAGTGAATCACTGGCTTCATTCGCCGAAGGCAGATTCCGACGTGCGCACCATGCTTCCGCGCGTAATCGAAGGCTCCCGGCATTAGAGCAAGCAGGCGGCCAACTCGGTCGTTCGCGAACTTCCGGGAATTCACTGGAGAACCTCCTGCCACTTAGCAGTCGGGCCGCAGAGGGAGTCGTTCCATCTCGCCTCGTCACAGGTAAATCTCAGGGATCCATCTCCGAACAGATCGGTAGCGGCGCACAAAGATGGAGTTGCCCGAACAACCCCCATGCCCGCAACATCCACGGATGCCTTGCGGTAATGCCGGCACAGGAGGCAGGTCGGGTGCCTCGGCTCATTGGTTAGTTCCTTTTCCATTACGCAACCAGCCTCCAAGCAGTGAGGCAGGCATCGGCAGCGCGCTCCGCCTCGTCACGGTGAATGAAGTGGCCCTTGTGGCGGGATTCCGCCTCCACCCTGTCGCGGTACTGCTCGACCAAGTTGCAGCCGGTGGCTAGGGCGAATCGATGGAGTCGCGAGGCCGGCATGGTTCGCTTGCTCGTCTCGCTGGCAATCTCCGACAGGCAGCTATCGGTGTTCCAGCCGCACAGGAGCGCCACGGATTTCTGGTCTCGGCCATAGCGGCGCTCTGCAATACGCAGGCATTTGCGCACTGCGTCAGCCTCGGAGCGAACCCCCAGCACCACGTCTAGCGGGGCGTCTAGGGGAAATTCGCATTGGTTCGCATCGGTTCGCATGAGTTCGCGTCGGGGTTTGAGTGAAATAAAGGCCCAGCCCCAAAGGACTGAGCCGCGATGAGTCAATCAGTGCTGTGTTGTTCCGCGCCCTGCACTACGCAGGCGGGAGGGGTGTTGTCCGAGCGGAACAGGAGCGACGCGGCCAGCAGGACGACCAGCGCCCAGATGACGAAAAACGAAGCCTTTAAGTCAGCGGGAGGCGCCATATCGACGCCGTGGCGGCGCTTGGGGTCGCGGCATACGGAATGGTTAGTCATGGCTCCACATCCAGATCAGGTGGCCGAAGAGGGCCAGCAGTGCGAGGATTTGCAGGAACAGCAGCAAGTTGGTCGGGGGAAAGAACATGGACAGCGAGAACAGCCCCACCCCAACGAAGCTCAGGCGGGATGCCCTCCTCGCCCTGATTCCCCTTGGGGTAGCGCTATGGGCCTTGTTCTTCACGGACGCACCGCCCGACGTGATGGAATGGGTTTGGCTAACCGTCCGCGTGGGGTTCGTGGTCCTGACCGGACTGAACCTCGCCTACTGCCTATGGCGGTGGCGGAAGTGGTCGAAGTAGTGCCCACACCGAACCTCCTGGGGGTTGGTTGTGGGTGAGACATTACCATTTGGTGATGGTGGCGAGCAATACCATTTGGTAAACCGTTCGTCGGAAACTCAGACTTGGGGGATGCCAGCCAAAGACTCAGCCCTAGTAGCCGCCCGCCGATCTCGGCTGAAAGAATGGATCGACGCCAAGCACGACGGCTCGCAAGCCGCGTTCGTTACAGAGACCAAGTTCAATCAAGGGATGCTGTCAAGCCTCCTCAAGCAGGATGGAAAATCTTTCGGGGAGAAGGTGGCGGCAAATCTCGAGGTCATCGCGAAGATGCCACCGGGCTATCTTGTTAAGGCTCTGGATCCATTGGGGGATAATGAGTCTCAGGCTGCGGGACTCACCCTTGAAACACTGCAAGCCGCACTCGTTGCTGTGAAGAAGGCAATCCGGGCGGCGGATGTGGAAATAGATCTCTACAGCACCGCCCCTCTGATAGCCTTTGCCTATAGAGAGGCCGCTGGACTGCCAGCCAACCCCACGAAGGCCGCACTCAAAGAGTTCGACAAGCACATTTCGGAACGTTTGCTTGCGGGGGTGAGCAATGGTGAATGGAAAGAAGAAGGACGAACTGCTCGAACTGGCTCAGATGGCTTTAAAACAGGCAAGGCCAAGAAGGCGGCGAATCGGAATAGTTGACGCTGACGGATCTGTAAGTGAGATAGTTGGAGATCCTCCTAGAAATAATGCTGTGAGTTCTGGCAATACGAGAGCTGCGCACGTGATCACGCTGAAGTGCAGAGGGGTGCCTAATGCTCAGTCGTAAAGCTTGTGTTTTTCCGGCGTTCCTGCTGCTGGCTGGATGCAGTCAAGCGGGCGACAACTCCAAGCCACGCTATGGCGAGACTGGCCTCCCTAAGAACTGTCGCGCGATAGTCCAGGCAAATATTGATGGATATCGAAGCAAACAGTACACAGCTGACGAAGTCATGGCATCACTCGAAAGAAACTGCGGAATAAGCGGCTACGCTTGGGAGGAGTGATATGCGGAAGCTAGCTTTTCTCGCAGGCCTGGCCGTAGTCAATCTAACCGCTTCGGCCGAGCAGCCGCTGAGCCGCGATGAGGAGGGGGAAATGGCCCTAGCATTCATCCGGTGCTCTGGGCTGTATCAAGCAATGGCTGACGTCGTGAGCGCAGGTGGCAAGCCATCAGCAGCGGAGCACTTGCGTGGGCTTGGGCGCGGCGCGCAAACGGCTGCACTTTGGACATATGCAGCCAACTATGCGGCCCAGAACCCGGACGACCCCAAGCCCTTGGGCGCGTGGTCGAGTTACGTAGAGCCGCAGATTGAGACTGAGAAGACTAGATTCTTGGGCTTGATGGAGTTCGGAGACTCCGAAGCCATGAAGACCGGCATGGACGAGTGCACGGCCTTGAATAAGGCTCAAGCTGAGATTGTTGGTCTGATCCGAGACGAAAGCCGGCCACAAGGCAAGGACAACTGATCTAGCAGCCCGCAGTAGACGCCAGCAAACCTACCGTTCGTCGGACGGATTACCGTTTAGTATTGCCAATCCAATTACCGTTTGGTAATTTAACCCCATCAACCCAACGGGAGATGGGAAATGAACGCAAGGGTTCCGAACGAGCCGGTATCGACTGAGGGTCTTGAGGTCGTCCGGTATGAGCCAGTCGAGGACGTGCCGGATTGTCTGCCGGCTATCACCCCGCCGCTGTCGCCCGCTGAGCAGGAAGAGGCCGAACAGGCCGGGGTGCGGGGATGAGCCGCTACGCCTACCACTTTGTCGCCGACACCCTGCGCGACGGCCGCCCTATTCCGGCTGATGGTGAGTGGCTGGAACACTCCGGAAAGGTCGTCATCTGCAAGTCCGGCCTGCACGCCAGCTGGCATCCGTTCGATGCACTCCAGTACGCCCCGGGCAACACCCTTTGTCTGGTGGAAGTTGAGGACGTGGTTTCCGAGCAGTCAGACAAGCTCGTATGCCGTCGCCGTCGCATCGTCAAGCGCATCGACTCCGAAGCGCTGACCCGAGAGTTCGCCCGTTGGTGCGCC